ACATAAGAAGCAACACCGACACCAACTGCAATCCATAGAAGTATCATTCTTTACCCCACCTTATATCTTTGATTGATTCAGCAGCAAACCGAAACCCTTTATCATCGGGAAAGAATACTTTTTGAGAGTTGTTATTTGTACGTCTTCCATTTTCTTTCTCAAAGTCTTTCCAATGAGAAGCGCACTCAACAGTTAAGGTACTTGAATCTTTTGAGTCAGCAATATCAAAGCCAGTAATTAATCCTTGAAATACTAAAAACCTTTGACCTATTACACCGTCACTGTCATTCATAACAGCTCTATACACTTTAACCGGCGCATCTAGGTATGTGGATTGGCCTGAAGTTTCAGATAAAAAGATATTATTAAAATATGGATCTACTCCAGAGAGCGATATATTTAATGTGTTTACTCTTAATCCTTGCGTTTCTTGCGGAGCATCTACGCCGATTAGATGACTACTTGATGTCCAAGTACTACCTCCAGAATATACGTTTCTACCCCAATCAGTAATTCTAATAGTCGTACTAAAATCAAACTGTATTAGAGTTGCCAGGTTAAAAGAATCTGAAGCAAGTGCAGCGATAGTATTACTGTGAAGACCTCTTGGCATTAGATAGCCTCTATAAAATCAATTTCAAAGTCTAGCAAGGATGCAGACCCCAGATCGTAAGACTGGATGTCATTAGCTAAACGAACAGTCATAGAAACCGTGTCCTTGTTTATGGTTACATTGTTTGCTACCGAAGCAACGCTAGGAGGTTGAAACTGTAAACTACCATTAGAAGACAAGTCAGAGGTTATCATGTAGTTTTTTGTATGATTAGCAAACTTAAATAAATCACCAGCTTTAAACGTACCGCCTGTAATGCCATCAACAGCAACAGAAGTTGAGCCGACTGGCAGCGTGGTTGACAAGTTAGCCTTAACTGTTCCAGTAATCCCTCCAGACTTAAAAGAAATCTGCGGTATTTTAATAGTAAAAGTTTCATTACTGCCTTTTTGCAGCATCAAAAAAGCCATAATAGGAGCAAACTCTTCTCTAGTTAATCGAGAATAAGATGCAGTGAACTCCCATCTTTGACCGCCAATATTTCTAACCTGTGTACGTCCTGATAAGCTCTCACTAGACAAGTTAAAAAACTTACTAGTAAAGCCAACAGACTCAAAAACAGGTGTATCAGGATATACTCCACTCATGTTATTGATGCCCTTCCGCGATTGTTAACTGCTCGGTTAACCATATTTATTATCTGACCCCTGCGCGAATTTAGCAAATCATCAAATCCGGCAGTGTCATTAGCTTGTATTGTGAAGTTTACACTAACATTTTGCGCCTGTTGCATTGAACCTTCACTATTCATGGCTGATTTAAGGTTTTCATTTGTAGCTATTCTACCTGATGTTCCCATAGTTAGAAGCTCTGGCCCACGCTCACCTACTAGATAAGACTCTCCACCTCTAACCTGACCACCGTTAGCTCTAGCAAGACCTGCAACAGTTTGACCAGCGATAAGACCAACACTAACAGCACCCATTGCTTGTACTTTACCAGCCATAGCAATACCTGCTGGCCCTGGTAAAGCGGCCATCATCCCCATAGCCGCAACTTGTGTAGAAACTATAGTTTGAGCAATTGCAATTCCTTGTTGCAGCAAGAAGAAAGCTTTGTATGCAGCAGATTCTTCGCCGTAAGCAGCAGCAGCCATTGAAGTCAATTGACCAGCAATTCCTGCCGCCTGTCCTAAAAGCTGTTGATTAACCGCATTCCGAAGTTCAGCTTTTTTCTGCTCTTCTTCCGTAGTAATAGCAACCCGTTGATTAGCGGCATCTTGCTCAATTTGCCCCTTAGCGATATTAAATTGCTCTGCGCTAATTAGGTTAGCATCACGATCAGCAGTTATACGGGCTAAATCTTCAGCAGCGTATGCAGATACCAATTCTCTCTCGCTCATCAATGACTGTTCAATTACAGCAAGATTCTCTTGAGCAGCTAATTTCTTTGCATCTCTTTTGACATTTTCTTTAGCAAAGAATGTATCAAGATTATCTTCGAGCTTATCAGCGTCAGCTTTGGCTTTAACAGCAGCTTTGACAGCAGCGGCATCATCTTTGATTTTTTGTGCAGCCGCATCCTCTTCTGCTTTTTGCAGAGCTTTAATTGCATCAATTTCTTTTTGTAAAGCAACAGCAGATTCTAATGACGCTTCGGTAGCACCTCCCTTTATTGCATTGTATTCTAAGAGCGAATCACCAGTAAGCGTTAGCTGTAATAACTCATCAGATAGCTTTTCTATATAATCTTTTTCTGCGTCTGCGGCAGCAATAGTAGCTGGAGTAACTCCGTTCAAAATATCTTTATAAGTTTGTAAAGAAATGCCATTCTCATCAACTACGGCTGCCATCTCTAATATTTCTTGACGAAAATGTTTAATTGCATCTGGACTTAAAAACTTGCCCTGCATTTTAAGAACATTATTTAGTTCAGCTATTCTTTCTTCAGCTTTTTTTACATTCTTTTCCGTTTTTAGCATCTCTTCTGCTATGCTAATTTGTAGAAATTCTTTTTGAGCTAAAGTTAAGTCGTGATAAGTGTCTTTTAAGCTTTCCGCTGAAGTATCTAATTCACTAACAGCACTAGTGGTATCTGGCAAACTTTTATATGCAAGCCCTGCAAGTAAAGCACCAAAAGCAATAAAAGCACCAAAGACAGCGCCACCTGGGCCAAAGATAGAAGCAAGTTGCGGCCCCTGTTGACCAATAATAATGAAAGCGTCAGTTCCAGACTGTGCCTGTACCGCAATATCCTGCAACTGGAAAGAGGCTTGCTGAGTAGCGCCTCGCATAGCTTTGAATGGAGCTACAGTTTGACCCGCTCCCTTACCAACGCCTTTGGTTTTCTTCTCTGCTTTCTCGCCAGATTTAGCTAAATGATCTAATGCGGTAGCAGCTTCTTTAGCGCCTTTTGTTTCAACGCCAATGATTAGCGTATTCATTTCAGCCATGATTATTAGTCTCTTTAGAATGCAATAAATCAAGCGATCTAATTGCATCTACCTCAAAAGTAGATAAGTTGCCATAGATAGCCATGTAATCTTTGATTTGAGTATAACTGATAACGCCACTGGAAGCATTCTTGAGAGACACGAAAAGAACCCACAAATAAGTGAGTTCATCACGCAAAGTAGGTTTCTCGTCTAGCTCTTTAGGGTTTCTACCTAAAGATTTTGCTATTTGATTTAGATTATCTAATCGGCTAACTTTAGAACCTTTATCATAGCCAGCAGCCCAAAAATGCCACTGACCAAAGGCTTCTAACTCTTCAATTAGCCCTTGATAAAATTTTTGCGGTCAGCTACAGCAGCATCTAACTGAGATGCAACATTAGGTGATTGATTATATAACTTAGCAGCAACCTTTGGGCTGAACTTAACATCTTTACCTTGATCTTGAAGCCCTCTCCAAGATTTAGTCACCGATACAAGAAGATCAATATCACCACCCTCTTCCTTATTAAGCAGCTTCCTGTGATAAGCCCTGACAGCCTCTCTGTACGCTTTAGAGTCCACACCCATTACGGTTACATAGAAATCAGTTTCTTTGCCGTCTAAGGGGCTTTTAATGCATATCTCAATGCCTTCGTTGTGCGCGTCAGCAGTGTACAACTGTTTTAAATCCATAATCTCTCTCCAGAGTTAATTAAGGGGCCTTTCAGCCCCTTTAGGTTTGTAGCTTTTATATTACTAGGGTTGGCGTGTAATTTTCAACTGGGTTGCTGCTGTAGAATCATAAAGAGCTACAAAATCCAATGAAATAGTTACTGCACCAGGGCCTGCTGCTTCTGGGTTGCCAGAGTTGTACTTAATTTTAGGCATTAGGAAAACATAATCTTTTCCTGCTGAGTCAGTTAATGTGAACTGCAAAGAAGACTCTGTTTCGTTCACAAACTTGTTAAGCAATGTAATGTCTTCAAAGTAAGCAGTTACGGAACCTGTCACAGTAGACTTACCGATAGATGGCTCAAGAGTCGTATCTTGACCAACAACGTATAGTGCTTCCATACCGTTATCAATACTTAGCTCTAGTCCAGTAACAATAGCAATAGAAGATCCGCCTTCAGTAATTGATCCAGTAAATGAGTCAAATGGCGGTGCAGTAGTTTCCGCAGTGTAAGTAGAACCAGATATGGCTGATCCGTTTGCCGCAAAGCCGCTACCAATAATTCCAAACGATCCTGTAATCATTGAATTAGGTGCAACAGACAAAGACATTGTATTAATACTGCAACCAGTAGATCGCAAATACTTATTAATATCTTCATGGTGTCTCTCGATAGTAAAGCTTCTGCGAGTTGTACCTGCTTTAAGAATGTTAGCTGCCCAAGTTCCTGCTAAAGCAGCTTCAATAAAGTCATCAAATGTTCCATAAGACAGCTCGATGTTTACATCACCAGAAACACTCTTGTTACCGTGACGGAAGTGTGCGATCTGACGATCATCGCGCAATTCTTCTGATTCGATTGCATCTTTAGATAGACCCAAAGTTGTACCAGTATGGCGCAAATTCTGAAAGCCTGGGGTGCTTGGCGTAGTGCCAAACGTGGTTTCGGCTATGTACGCCAAATTGTGTCGTGAACCTGTTGCTATAGTCATAATTTACCTCGGCGCTACATGAGCCATATAATTAATTGTTACTGAAGTGACGAATCTTTCTTCGTCAATAAATCCTGCGTTTCTTGATACATTACCAAGCCGAACATAAACACCATTGTACAACAAATCAGTACCACGTTTAAAATGGTCAGCAATAGCATCTAATTTCTTCTCTGAAGCTCCTCTGCCTTTACCTGCTGGAGCAAACACATCTATTTGGTATATACCTACATATTCATCTAAACCGCCATTACCTAAGCCTGCTTGAACTGTAGGGGCTGGTAAATGAGTCGGCCTTAGATATAATTTATTCTTGACTGGCTTAAAACCAATATTTTCCCAAGCTATAGGGGATCGGCCTGCAAGAGAGTCTAATCTCACATCTAATGCTGTACTAATATCTGAAAACACTGTACTCATTTGACTACCTTATTTATAGCCTTATCAATTGCTTGCTGAAAAGCCGCTACATTAACTCTTACCATTCCAGCGGGAGCCTGAGTAGAGTATCCAAACTCAATTCTACCCGCATAAGGAAGATTGTTGGCTAAGTACAAATTTTGACCAGTTGAAGACTGAACTACTTTAGTTATACCGGCTATAGTGTTAGCACCGTTAGTATCTCGTATATCTAAAATAGACTTCTCTGGCGTAGACACGCTTGCTTGCCAGTTAGCTCTAAGCTTGCCTGGCTGATAATCTTTAGGCGCTTTACGCTCACCCGCAGGTTTCCACAATGAAGGATTACCCACAGGTGTTTGTTTAACAACCCTAGTAAACAAGTCAATAGCAGTTACTTGCACCACTTCCAATGCGTCACGATGTGATTTCTCTGCAAATTCTTTAAGGTCTAAGGTGAAGCTCATAGAACACATCCGTACCCGAAGGAGAAGTAGTATTAACCTGCATGACTCTGTAATTGATGCCGTCGAATAACAAATTATCGTCGATTAACGGCTCACCTAATCCTGCCTCAACTAACAGCTTAATGTCACCCACTTGGATAGACATTGTTGATTTCTCAAACTGCCCGTATTGCGATCTAACTGCTTTGAGCTTTAGCTCATTAGTTAAACCCGTATACAACGACCCTGACGTTGGATTATACCTTCTACCAACATCACGGGTAATAACAGCTTCAGCGCCAAAGTTTTTAATCAGCCCAGCCGCAGTTTTGCGTAATGTAGCGTAATCAAACACGGATCACCCTAGCAGTTTTAATAAGTAGCTTTTTCATCTTTGTCTCAGCCGCAGTGAGATATGTATCTGCTCTTGAGCTTGCCTTATATTCCACAGCAATGCTATCAACTTTTTCTTTTAGAGTTTCACGGCCTTGGTTAGCCAGTGGATTAACGCCACCATCAATTGCTATGCATAGCTCCATCTCAGCTTCTTTCAGCAAGGTTGGGATATCGGCTGAATCGACGTAGTAATTATCAATCTCTGCGCCATATCTAGGCCATTGCAAAGCCTGGGTAATGCTATTCTTTGAGCCGATAAACATCTTAGACTCTAAATAGTCCATTGCCTTTAATATCAAGACAGAAGATGTACCAGTTAATGTAATGCCGCGATCCGCAGCATAAGTGGACAAGTCTGACGCGCTAACGTAAGAATTAGAATTAATTAAACCTGCACCTGTCTCTACAACTATTGTTGCCATTTATACGTCCTCAATCCAGCCATGAAAGGCTGCTTCTACTAAGCAAGTTTTATCGTGAGTTACTTCAAATGCTACTACAGTCCCTTCAGGAAACTCTAATGGAATTGGAAGTGTAAATAACACTGAACTATCTTGTGTTGAAATGGCATTAATCGGAATAAACAAAAACGGATTATCAAATAATTTACTGTTGTACTGGCTTGCCACTAAAGTAAATGTGCATTTTGCAGCAGCCGAACCGCTTGTTGATCCTACGGTAGTGTCAGCAACGAAAAGCCTTTTACCTTTGGGAACCATTCTAGCACTAGACTTTTGCAATCGTTGATTTATTCCAATTTTAGCGTATACGGTTCCTTGATATTCAGCCGTAATATTACCTTGAGCGTGACCTCTCCCAATACCAGGAGAAGAGCCTGATCCAAAAGTGTAAACGTGCATATCATTTATAAATCTAATGTCTGTTGCGACACTAAATACCATAGAAGCACCAGTTAAACTTATTATTTCAGATTGTTCTGCAAGTTCATTATCAAGATAGTGTATCTCAATAGACCTTATACCGATGCCAATGTTATCGTAATCATTACCGCTAGTGCTTCTAAAGCCAAACTGAACACCTGACATAAAAGGGTCAGGGAATGTTGCATTTGTTGAGACAATTTTTTTTGAGCCAGCACCCTGTACAGCTGCACTACCAAAAGA